ACCCGGAGCGCCCTACGTTCCGCAGCAGCCTGTCAATCCTTACGGCGGCATGGGTACAGTTGGGCTCGCCACTCCCCTGCCAAATACGCAGATGCAACAGGCACAACCGCAGCGTCCGCAGCCGATGAATGGGCAGCAGCCTGTTCAGCAGTCGGCACAGGACGGCGGCTGGTTGCTTGGCAGACCTGTTTCCAGCAGGGAAGAATTTCTGGCGATACCGTCTGATCTGTACGGAAGATGGACGTATTGCCCGGATTTGCGTAGTGGTGTCATCTACTGCAAACGTTTGAATCCAAACACTTGTGAATCTGACGTGTTAGAGTTTTACAGCCCGGAAGCATGGCGGCAGATGCAAGCACAACAGGCACAGCAGACCGCTGCACCGACACAGCAGTATGTGCCTATTGAGCAGTACAACGCCCTTGTCCATCGGCTGGATGAACTGGAAAAGTGGCAGAAGAGCTTTTCGAAGCCCACTGCCGCAGCGAAGAAAGGAGAATAAGTGATGCCCTCTCCGTTTGATATGATTACTCACAGCCCCATCATGCAGCTGGCAAATCTGGCTCGCGCCGGACAAAACCCAATGGGGCTTATCCAGCAGTTAAGCGGGCAGAATGCTCCTATCATGCAGGGCTTGAACCTGATTCAGGGCAAAAACGAAGCACAGCTCCGAACGATGGCGCAGAACCTCGCCAAAGAGCGCGGCATCGACCTAAACCAGCTGGCAAGCGCCCTGAATTTGACGCTTCCGAAGTGAGGAGACTTTGCAATGGATGATTTTGAAAACAGCCATTCCGAAAAAGATTTTGACATCAACAATCTGTGCGGCGATGACAAAATATGGGTTCCTTTAATGCTCGGCTTTATTTTTGGGGCTGCCAGCAAAAAGTGGGATGACCCAAAAGATAAAAAAGACAACCCTCCAAGCTGACTTAACGATCCTAAAATAAGCATTCCTCTAAGCGAAACGCTTCTCAGTTTTGCGGACTTGACAAAAACCGCTTTTGTTTGGCTTCGCCCATCGCATACGGCGGTGGGATAGCATACGCAAAACTGAAAGGAGTTTTGTTATGGACGATTTTGCAACTGGCTATCTGGCTGGGCAGGACGGTGGCAATAACAACGGCGGATTCTTCGGCAACGAAGGTCTGTGGGCGGTTATTATCCTCGCCATCATTTTCGGCTGGGGCACAAACGGCTATGGCCGGAACGGTGGTGACAACGGCATGAACGCCTACATCCCCTATCTGGTCGGCACTGGCGCAACCGGTCAGGGCGGTGCAGACACCCGCGCGGCTCTGTCTGAGGGCTTCTACCAGCAGGATACCTCCCGCTCTCTGGCGGGTATCCAGAGCGGTATCTGCTCTCTGGGGTATGACCAGCTGGCGCAGATCAACGGCCTCAACGCCAACATCGCGAACGGCTTTGCTGGTGTGAACAGTGCCATCTGTCAGCTTGGCTACCAGAACGCACAGCTCGTGAACGGTCTAGAACGCAGCGTGTCCAACGGTGACAACGCTATCAGCCTTGCCATCATGCAGGAGGGCAACGCACGGCAGGCGGGTCAGACCGCTCTTGCTACGCAGCTGGCATCTTGCTGCTGCGAGAACAAGCAGCTGATCGGCGACCTGAAGTACACCATCGCACAGCAGGACTGCGCTACCCGTCAGGCTATCGCAGACAACGCCCGTGCCATTGTGGACAACTGCAACGCCAACTTCCGCAGCATGATGGACTACTTCACACAGGATAAGATTGCAACTCTGACCGCCGAGAACCAGAGCCTGAAGTTCGCGGCTTCTCAGGATCGCCAGAATGCGCTTCTGACCACCGTGATGTCCCAGCAGACCGATACCATTCTGAACCGGGTCAATCCTCGTCCGATTCCCGCTTATCAGGTGGCAAACCCTAACGTGGGCGTGAACTGCTGCGGCTGCTGCTAACCTACACACTCCCCGATAACACCGGGTGAACCATCGGGGCAGGGGTGATACACCTCTGCCCCTGATTTTTTAGGAGGAAAACATTATGGCTTGCAAAACAAGCTGCAAACTCTGCCCGCACTTGGTCATCAGTCAGGCGGTCACTTTCGCCAACGATACGCTGACTATCAACATCCCTGCTGGTGCATACCAGAACGGAGAGAAGTATTGCATTGTGGTTGCCCAGAGCATACCGGACACGACCACCATCAACGCCCCTGTGGTTATCACCATCGGTGCAGGGACGACCGCATACCCTCTGACCGACTGCAACTGCGCTCAGGCAACCGCCGAGAGCATCCACACTCGCACCCGCTACGCTACCCGCGTTGCAACGTCTGCGACCGGCACCGGCACGTTCAAGTATCTTGGCTGCTTCTGCCGCTCCCACGCTGGTCCGCCCGCGTCCATTTCTTGAGGAGGTATAGATTATGGGCAAGACTAATTTTCGCCGCATGATGATGCTCCGCGACCACGACAAAGACCGTGAGCCGGAGCGTGACCGCCTTGAGGAAGAGCGTGACCGCAGGGAGCGTGAGATGGAACGCCGTCTGCGTAAGCTGGAAGGCGGCAACGACCGTTATCCCTACTATCCGCAGGAGGAAAACCGCTACATCGACCCCTACCCTATCCCCCGCTATCCTGACGTAGAAAATGGACGCAGAATGCCGCAAATCGGCTTCTCGCAGAACGGCGACTGGGATAAACGATCTGGGCAGTACGAACGTGGCGGTGCAGACAGCCGCTCTATCAAGATGCCACGCCAGCACCTCACCCACGATGAAGCAGAGGAATGGTGCGACAGCATGGTGAATGCTGACGGCACGAAGGGCTGTCACTGGACGCTGGAACAGACACAGGACGTTGCGAAACAGCGCAATATCACCTGTGACCCGAACGATTTCTGGGCTGTCATGAACATGATGTACTCGGATTATTGTCAGGTCGCAAAGCGTCAGTCCGTTGATACTCCGGGATTCTACGCTGACATGGCAAAGGCGTTCCTTGAGGACGCAGATGCCGCAGATGGCAAGGCATATCTCTACTGGGATTGCATTGCTGATAAGTAAAGCAGAACCCCTGTGCGGCCGTTGCGACTGTACAGGGGTTCTTCTATTTTAACTTTAGAACTTAGTTTTTATCGTTGTTCTGCATAACTACAAAAATCCTCTGGCTTGGTATATACAGCATTAGAATTATCAAGAGTAAAATGAGCGCAGCTGCACAATTCTCCTTGCTTGTCCCATGTATTCCAAAGTTCACAATCCTTGCAATAGATTATTTTCATAGAATTAGAACCACGGCTATCTTTTTCTGAAGAATCTGCCAATTCAATATCTTCTGGAAATCGCCATTCGCTTTCCTCGGAACAGTCAACTTTTACACAGAACATTCCAACAAAATCTTTGCCAACAAATTTTTCCACAATACCGTATCGTTGAGATACTTTATCGTAAACTCTATCTCCAACTTTTATTCTCATAGGCATTCCCCTTAAATCTCAGCTTTTATTGTTATTTCGAATAATGCGATGGAGCGTCTCCGGTATAGTACAACTCCATATCCGCCTTGTATCATTCATCTAAAAACTCCTCCAGCTCAATCTTCCCGTCTGCCGCCGCAACCGCCAGAGCGTAAACGAACTGTCCAATCGTCATTCCGTGCCGCCTTGCTTCACGGTTGATGTACTTTCGCTCTTCCTCGCTCATAAGGATGGTAATGCGCTTTGAACGCTTGCCGTCACCACTTGCAACGCCCTGATGCGATACTGGCATCTGGATTTTTTTCTTTGTCAAGCCAGCTTCGGCTAGTGCACCGGGAACATCGCCCTGTTCGATAAGACGTTGAACTTCCTTCGCCTGTTTCAGCTTCTTTGGCTTACTTTCGCTTACTATGGCATTGTTCGGCTGTGCTTTGCTGTCTTTGGCTTGATTCGGCTTAATATCACTTAATTGTGCTTCATTGGGCTGTGCATGACTGTCTGTTGCTTCACTGGGCTTAATCTGTGCTTGTTCGGCTTCGTTCGGCTTTGCTTGGCTTACTTCTTCTTCCTTTGGCTCACTTCGGCTTAATGGCTGCTCCGAAAAAATAGGTTGAAAATCAAATCCGCCAAGCAAGCCTGAGGATTTTTTGCTGGTCGATTTCATTTATTTTTTTCCTCCTTATCGCCTATTCCTAGAGCTTTAAGAACTTCTTCCGGGATTCCTCTTGCGGAATTGATTTTTTCTACAATTTCCATCAATTCATCTTTTTTCAACTGAACAGTCGCTATGTTTTCCTTGCAAGGCTCTTCCGGTAATTCCGCCCAGTATTCTACATTATCGAGCGTACACAAGCCAGTCTGGGCATCCCACCACCGATACTCTTCGGTATGCACGTTGTAAAAACATCTCGCCGTAAGATAATACCCGTCTTTAGTATATACCAAAAAATAAGTCGTTTCTTTGTGCGAATGGTACGAACTAGGTTTCGGCGGGTCGTACTTCGCACTATGCCATATCTTGTTGCTCATTTTGTATCTCCCTCCACAATCATTTGCGCTAACGCCTTGAAATCCTCTGCGCTGGTACTCTTTGCCGTGTCGCCATTAAACAGGCTGTGCCGCTCTGCTTGTGCCTTACGAACGCCCATAGACGATCTAATCTTCACGTCTAGCAGGTTTGTTCCCATGCTCTGTGCAATCACAGGGAGCTGCTCCACAACCTCTTTGGACAGGTTCTCGCGGCTCTTGTACTGGTTCAGAAGCAGGCCTTCAATCTTCAAAGTCGGATTGAAGTATCTGCGAACATCACCAATGGTCTGCGAAAGCTGGCTTAGTCCGGCAAGCGCATAGCGGTCTGCTGTGATGGGCACGATGATGCTGTTGGCGGCGATCAGAGCGTTTACAAGTGCAAGACCGAGCTGCGGGGGAGTGTCCAAAACAATGTAATCGTACTGTTCAGACACGGAATCCAGCGCTTCACGCAACCGGAAGTTCTTACCCATGTCCCGGACAAGCTGCTCGTCAATGTCCTTCAATGCGCTATCAGACGGCAGAATATCGCCAGCTTCACAGTGCTGGATTCCTTCTTTTACCGTACCTTGCCGGGTCATTACATCGAACAAGGTACACACATCTTCTGTCTGTGCGCCGTAAGTGTCCGTTGCGTTGCACTGGGCATCGCAGTCCACCAGTAACACCTTCTTGCCAAGCAACTGCAACGCACCAGCCAGACAGGTGCTTGTGGTGGTTTTGCCTGTGCCGCCCTTCTGGTTGGCGACAGCTATGATTTTTGCCATTTTTATTCTCCCCAGTCTATAAAATATCCGTTATAAACAAACTTTTTCGCTGCTTTACCAGCTTCGATTAGAGACTTCCCGACTTCAATCGCTTCGTCAGGCGTTAGTTCGCTGTAGCTTCTTTGCGGCAAAACCCTTACAGAAGCCTGATTTCCATGATGATTGAACCGAAACTGATAATCAAACTTCTTTTCAAGGTCAAGTTCTGCTTTATTCAGAACGGAGTAGGGAACTTTTGCCATTTTATCACTCTTTCTTTATTTTTCTGGTTCTTCAGGAAGCGGCATCCAATGGGTTACATCTTTTAGAACTTCGTTGTCCTTCCATACATCAACGGAATCCCTTTCCCACCACAACGAACCATATCTTCCTCTTGCCAAATGCCCAACGTCAATATGCTTTTCCGTAAAAACAATTACATTTTCCCTATAATTTGGCAACTCATCTTTCACACTAATCCATCCCATTCTTTCTCCTTTCTGCATCATCTGCTCAATGCGCTACGTCTTACTGCTCTTGTAACGCTTCAATGGAATAGAACGCTGGCATATACTTGTCTACGATACCCGCTTTGTCTACGCTTCTAATCAGATAGCCAACAGGTCTGTCAGGGAACGGAGACCTGTCCAAAGACAAGATGTCCTTATACGCCGCCTTCACCGTGTCGTAAACCGCTTCTCTGCGTCTCGGCAGCTTGATTTCTGGATGCTCTTTCTTCATCCACTTCTCAACTACCTTCGCCACGTCAATGCAGTCCTGCTTTTCCAATTCGTCACACACAGACCAATCAAAATCATCGTATCCGCTTCTACGGGGCTTTCTCACGGCTTTTTGAGGTTCTACCGGCACTTCGCTTGCCTGAGCTTCAATCAGCGTCTCAGACGCTTTAATTTTGGGCTTGAACTTGACCGCCACAGCCTTTCGTGCCACAAGAACCGGTTCATAGGTCACTACGATGTCAGACACGGCATTGATTTCATCTACTGCAACGTCAAGCACTCGTTTGCGGAGATTCTTGTAAACATCGTAGCTTGCTTCCATCGCACCGAGCTGTTCTCTCAGCTTTTTCAGACTGATTTCATGCGGCTTGCTGTCCATGTTCAACCAGTCCCGAAGAATCGAATAAAGCAAAATGCTGTATTGAGACTTCATTCTTGACGTGTAACGCAGCCGATACCGAACATAGCCGCTTTCAGCAATGTCAAAGAAAATAGGGCGAAGGTCAGGGTTGCAAGTGATTGCCACAACATAAGACCTTGTTTCCGGCACATAGTCCAGTTTTGCCCTTGTGAAAAGGACAAAGCTCTCAAATGTTCCCTTTTCTTTGTCAATGGGAATCGACACAGTGTTGCCCAAAAAGTGCTTGATCTGCGGCTCAATCCTTCGTGCATCAAGGCTTTTTAACCCCAGCAGGTCTCTGTACTCTGCCAAAGTGAACTCCACACGGCTGCTGTTTGGGTCTCTCGGATTTATTCTTGACAAGTAAACCTCTAGCAGCCGAAGCTCGCCTGCTGTGTAGTCCCTAAACTTTGCCCACACAAGGGATTTGCTTTTCTCGACAAGGTTATTGTCTGATATTTTTGGCATCTGCTCACTTCCTTTAATGGTCTGAAAACAGTATATCACAAGTAGGGGGACGTGTCAACAATTTTCGTCCCCCGTGACTTGTCTTTTTGTCCCCCATATGGTCGTCAAAACGTCCCCCATGACTTGTCAAAACGTCCCCCATGACTTGTCAAAACGTCCCCCATGCTTTGTCATTTCGTCCCCCATCTACCTATTATATATTAAACAAGAAATAAACAAGAGGTTAAATATCATCGTTAAATAGGCGATGACGATAATTTTCAACAATTTCTTTCTTTTTCCATTCCAGCTTGTGGATAACTCAACCTTCAATTTTCTAAATAAAGTCTTTCCTACAATTATTAGTCTTATCTAACGTGTACAAAATGTGGATGAAAAACTTTTAAGCCGATGTTATGGGGGGACGGATTGACGAACCGATTAAATGCAAGCTGCGTATTATCGCTACTACGTTATTTATTCCGCGCAAATATTGTCGATTCATAGCCTATGGGGGACAAATTGACAAGGCGAAGGTATACCCAATCTGCATGAAACGTGTACAAAAAGTGGATAAACGTGGATAAAATGTTCTTCAAAAACTGCGATAATTCGACAATCAGCCAGTTATATTATTTGGATTCACGGTATAAGAATCGTTGGACTTCATAGCAGCTTCCGTTCCAGCGTCCTGCGCCTGATAGAGAATTTCCATCTTCGGGGCGGCTCCATTCGGGTCTGGGTCTGTTCCGGTAGCTTGCGCTATCTCGTAGTTGCCCGATACCATCCGGCAAACAGAGACCCTGTCCTTCAACGGTGTGTGGAGGTTTGCCAGAACCTCCGTCAGCACACCCATATGGTCTGAGCCGTGATCTCCGTACCGGATATACAACAAGGCATCTATCTCATAGGAAGAACATTCCATCATAGCATCTATGAGAATCTGCCGCTTCTCCAGACCAGGAAGGTCATCTTCCAAATGCTCCAGCAGCCCCGGGTAAATGCAAGCGTCCATGTATCGAGCCGCCGATACACCACAGCAGGTAAACCAGCGCATAGCCGTTGGCAGGGAAATAGCTGCCAGGCCTTGCTCCCAATTGGCGACCGTGCCACGATTTATGCCCATCCGTGCCGCCAGCTTCTGCTGGCTTAGACCAGAGTGCATCCGTGCCATCTCTAATGCTTTGGCCGTTCTTACTAAATATTCATCCATAAATTCACGCCCTTTCAACAAAATTCTGCAAAACTGCCGGATTCGACAAGCCAAAAAATGGAAAAAGCTGCTATGGAGAACCAACAGCAGCCTGTGTTATAACTATATTGTCAAAAAATTCCAAATAGAAAGGAAACACAAAATGAAAGAAACTGCAATCTGGAACCATGAACGTATGCCAATCATCGACGGAATGCCCGCCAGCATTACCGATGGGCAGCCACACACACCTGAACCATGGGAGGAAAGCTAATGAACCGAACTGTAGATGCTCTGATTGTCCCATACGCCCGCAGACGGACGCTGGAGCTTGTCCTGAGCCTTTCTGGGTACGAAGCTGATAAAGATGCTTACCTCGAAGCGAAAGGCATCCTAGAACGTGCCGTAGCCGCCTTAGACGATGGGCGCGACCCGGCAGATAACATCGAACGCATTGACGGACAGCTCGTAGAGCTGTGATTGGAGGAAAAATGGATAGGCGTTGTCCCTTTTGACTTGAACGCTCGTGGCTTCCCCGATGAAAAGTAACGGATGCGAAGAAAACATTCGATTTTTGCAAAGTTGTTCAAATTGTATTGACTATACAACTGAAAGATGTATAATCGTATCAAATGAACAATCGTATTTACTGATCGGGAGGATATGCTGCAATGAGCGAACAAGAAAGAGCTAAGATTGACAGGTTTATCGCATGGCTGTTGGAACACCCTGATAAGATTCCGGCAGCGGAGCAAGCCTTAGGCCTAGAATAACAGAAAACCCCTTGCGCAGAGCTACACCAGCCCGGCACAAGGGGTTTTTATTTTACCGGGTCAGAACCATTTCTTTTTTCGGTTTCTACGGTAACGATATTTTCTGCTGTTGCCATATAGCACACGGTCATTGCCTTTTAACAAGGCCTGCATGAACCAAAAGCAAAAGGCGCAGCCGCACAACAAGTAATACACGGGCTTACCTCACATCTTCTCGATCAGGTTCATCAGCGCTTCACGCTGCGCTGTCGGCATAGATTCAAGCTTTTTTCTAATCCGTTCCACTGCTGCATCGACTTCACTTTGCGGCTGCTGGGGCGGGTTTTCTTTTTGTTCGCCAGTGAGAAGGTAGTCTACCGATACGTTGAAGTAGGCTGCAATTTTAGAAAGAACCTCTGCGGACAGGCTCTTGGTTCTTCCAGCTTTCAATTCGGAAAGAAAACTGCGGCGAATCCCAATGTTGCTACAAAGGGTTCCGTCTTTAATGCCCTCTTTTTCACAGAGTGTATGGATGTTGCTGTACAAGTCCGACATAAGAACACTCCCATATTTGTGCAAGTATACAAATGCACAGAATTTTGTACAAAAGAGTTGACTTGTACAGAAGTCTGTACTATAATACAGACATGGGCAGTACAGAACACTGTACGGTATAAACTCTTTACACCCTTATATTAGTACAGTTTTCCGTACTTGTCAATAGATTTTAGCAAATGGAGGTGGAATTTTGAAAGAAAACTTCCGTTCTGGCTTTGAGCTGGAAGTGAAGATGAAGCTGTTGCAGCGAGGTATGAAGCAAACGGAGCTGATTCAGGCGGTTCAAAGCGATACTGGATTGTTCCTTGACGATTCGTACCTCTACAAGATTCTTCGTGGCGAGCGAAAGCCGGAGAAGATTATCCAGAGCATCTGCAAGATTCTTGAAATCGAGCAGAAGGAGGACTGAACATGAGGCGGTTTATCACTTTAAAGGTTGAAGTTGACCTTGAGCACCCGGAAGAAGCGCACCACGCCATTGACGATGCGATCAAGGCCTACGAGGAAAGCAAAAAGCGTTGGGATGCCTTTGAAATCAACGAAGCCAAAAGCAGAGCACGAGACATTTTGTACAACCTGTGCAATGAAGGCTACAGTATGATATGGACGGTCACGGATGGCGCTGTCGGCCTGACGATCTGGAAAAGTTTTAAGGAGCCTTGCGTTGGCCAGTGCTATATGCCAAAAGAAAGCCTGTTTGACATCTGGGTCGAAAAGCTAGTTGCGCTGTGCATTGCCACAGGAAAGGAAGTCCCGAAGTTCATCATAGATAAGGCTGGTGAGTGCTGGTGATGAAATTTCGTAAAGCGCAAAGCCGTAAGCGCAGGCTAAAGCTTGCAATGGCTGCTGGCGTATCCAGAAACGATGCTAACAAGGTGCTATGGATGGAGAAATCCATCAACCAGTGCTTTGAACGGCACAATCGGGAAGCCAAAAAAAGCGGGTAAACCGAATGAAGATGGAGATTAAATATTGCGAGCGCTGCGGAGTTTTTTTGGGTAGGGTAAACCCACGCAAAAAATATTGCACACAATGTAAAAGGGATGCCTCGTGCGAACAAAAGCGCGCGAGACGTAAAGCATTGAGTTCAGGACGTGGGTTCACTCCAGTAAAAACCGTGTGCCAATGGTGCGGTAAGCCAATGATTAAAATGTCTGCGGCACAAAAGTACCACAAAGATTGCGCGAAAGATGCAGCTTTTGCAAGTATTGCGAAACATCAGAGCATACGAAGAGAACGAGCCTTAAACGAGAAAGCACTGGAAGAAAAAAAGATTCCATCCATAGGGCAGGTTCAAGCTCTTGCAGATAAGATGGGCAAGCATTACGGTGAGGTATCGAGGATGCTTGCAACAGGGGAACTGACTTATGAATGGTAAATACTACGGCCAGCGGGAAATCCGTTGGCACAGCCGTGAAAAGGAACGGCTGAAAAACATTCAAAAACGAAAGGAGAAAAATGAAAGCACTTGTAGAAATCGCCATGATCTGGGGCATTGTCTTAGCGTTTATTCTCGCAGTGTTTCTGCTGAACTTCTGGCTGGTGCATCACATCGAGCTTTTAGTCGGAGCTAAGGCGACATGGTACATCATAGGTGTTGGCGCTTTGATGACAACCGGTTGGATTTTCAGACGCAGAGAATCAAAGAACACAGAGGAAAAGGCATGACGCTGGAAGCCGCTCTTGAAGAACGCGATATGAAGGCATCGGAGCTTATCCGCAGAAGTGGCGTGTCGGCTCCAACGATATACAACATTACAAGCCCGAATAAAGCGCCATACAAGACGGGCGTTAAGGCTGATACGCTTGCAAAAATAGCTGAAGTGCTAAATGCAATAGTCGTGATTGATGCAAGCAAACCATTTTTATTCGATATCATTCTGAAAGAAGGGACAAAATGAAAACCGTAAAAGGAAACGTGCTTACCATACTTGGTATCGTCGCCGCAATCGTAGCCGTTAGCTGTGGCGATACAATAAATGGATGCGAGAGTACAGTACAGATGCTTGGATGGGCATTTGTTTCGCTGATGTTACTAGCCACCGCTCTGGTTTTGTGTGCGCTTGGAGTGAGCTCGGAAAAAGAGCACGAAGATAACGAACGGATGGGGAAGTTGAACCGCATTCCCGCTCATACTAACAAGTGGAGGGATGTACGGTGAAATGCCCAGTGTGCGGTAGCGACAACATTACAACGGTTGACAGCCGGTCAGACCACGACAGCATCGTTCGCAGAAAAAAGTGCCTTGTCTGTAACCATCGGTGGTCTACCATCGAAATTGACAAAGACCAGTGGTACAGTGCGTTGCAAATCAAAGAGAAACGTAAGAGGGGGAGACCAAAAGATGATTAACCTTGACAGGTTCGGTGGCGTTACAGAGCCGGAGGACGGCGTGTATTTCCTGACCCATGAGCAGGAAGCAGAAGCCAAAGAAGCTGACCGGCTGGCTGAGATTGAGGACTTGCGGTCTGAAATCGAGGACAGGGAAGCGGAGTTGAAAGACCTCCGGGCACAGTTGGAGGAGCTGATGGCTGGTTGATTTTGTACAGCCAAGTTAAGCCAAAGTAAGAACAATGAAGCCTAATGAAGCCGAAGAAAGGAAAGAAAAATGGCAGTATTAGTAATGGTCTACGGTCACTCCGGCAGCGGTAAATCCGCTTCGCTTCGGAACTTTGACCCGGAACAGGTTGCGGTTATCAACGTGCTTGGAAAGCCGCTGCCGTTCCGCAGCAACATGAAAACCTATATCACAAACGACTACGGCAAGATTGATGCTGCAATCCACAGCACCAAGCGTAAGTCCATCGTCATTGACGATGCCACCTACCTTATGACTGGCGAGTTCATGCGGAACGCAAAGGTCGCTGGATACCAGAAGTTTACCGACATGGCAGCCAACTTCAACACCTTGCTGATGCGGGCGAAAGAACTGCCGGATGATGTTGTGGTCTACTTTTTCGGTCACAGCGAGCGTGACGGAGACGGTGGCGAGAAGTTCAAGACCATCGGTAAGCTGCTGGACGAGAAGGTCTGCGTGGAGGGGTACTTCACCATCGTCCTGAAAACCGTTGTACAGGATGGGCGATACCTGTTCAGCACTCGCAATGATGGGATGGACACCGTGAAAACCCCTCTGGGAATGTTCAACGATGCACTGATCGAGAACGACCTCGCCGCCGTAGACAAGACCATCCGTGAGTATTACAACATCCCGGTTCAGCCGGACAGCAAAGGAGAGTAACAGATGAAGAACATCAACTGGAATGACGTGCAGGAAGCCACCGAACGCCGTGACTTGCCTGTTGGCGGCTATGTTGCCGGTATCTGCAAGGCAACGGACGAACCCGCAAAGGAGCGTCTGAACATCGAGTGGGAAGTCGCAGAGGGCGAGTTCAAGGGTTACTGGCGTGAGCAGACAGCTTCCCTTATCGAGCGCGGTAAGCTGAATCCGGGCGAATGGGCATGGGGCGGCAAGACCATCAAGAGCTACAAAGAGAAGGCGCTGCCATTCTTCAAGGGTTTCATCACCGCTGTGGAGCAGTCCAATCCCGGCTACAAGTTCAACAACGATGAAAAGGCCCTGCGTGGCAAGCTGGTCGGCGTGGTTCTCCGTGAGGAAGAGTACATGGGCAACGATGGCAACGTCAAGACCAAGCTCGTTGTTGACCGCTTTACCAGCGTGGACAAGATTCGTTCCGGCGATTATGAAGTCAGACCGAAGAAAACGCTGTCTGGTGGGTCTGGCTCCGGCTACTCGCAGGGTGTGAACGATGACTTTTCCGTGATTGAGGACGACGGTTCGCTCCCTTTTAACTAACGGTTACGCTACCGGAACAAAAGGCGAGAAAGGAACGCTATGTTTTACCGTCCGAAAGTAGTTCGATGCCGCCTGAAAACTGGCGGGAAAAGCATCGAACAAATCAAAGAATCCCACAAGGGGCAAGGGCTGGTTTATCGGGATTTTGAAAGTCTCCAACAGATGTACGATGCTTTTTCTGGATTGATTGTTGAACTGTCCCTTTGGGAGTATGACAACCACGAAAGTTATCATCTCGAAAGCTGGAAGCCAGAAGATGATGAAAAAGTTATGATGGGCGTTTATTACGCAGAGCAAACGCATCCGTTCCCTCGATACAAGAACGATTTTGAAAAATTCAAAGTGGACTGGGAAGCAAAGAAATATGAATGCGAAGGCGCATCTCTTGTTTTTGAGCCAGCAGATGTTGAAGAACTCGAAACCATCTGCGAAGAAGTTCCTTCGTCTTGACCGCCTACCTTATATAAGAGCTGCGCTATCTGGCTGGACGGGCGTTTGGAAAGATGATTACCTGCTGTCTAAACTGCACATCGCGCCACCAAGCCTGCCACGACACTTGCGAGAAGTACAAGGCAGAGAAGAAAGACTTCGAGGAACGCAAGGCGTTCGTGTATGAGCTGAACCACAGCCAGAGCGTGTACCACCGCGATTATGAGGACAAGCACCGGGAAAAAGGCAAGAAGCGGTTTCTCGGAAGTGAATTTAGAGGTGAACGAGGATGAGACTTGTTGACGTAGAGCCGTTTATTGAAGCGTGGAAGAAAAGCGGGAACGGTAAAAAAGCCGAAGCTAAAACGCTTATGAACAGCGGGATTTACTCTGAATACGATAAAGGAGTTGCCCTTGACGCAGTTGCTGACCTTGTTTTGGCACTTGCCAAACAGCTTGAAAACTACCCATCTATCGCATGGACAAGTGTCAAAGACAAATTGCCTGAAATGACGGAAGAAGTCATCGAAGTAGATGGAGACAGAGAATGTACGCTTTGGTATGAAAGCAAACCTGTTCTGGTATTTGACGAAACAGTATATGACGAAACGAGCAGAATGCAAACGGCAGTGCTCACAGACGATGGCGATTGGCTGACAACATTTGATGAAAAACGACTTGAAAATGTAACACATTGGATGCCTTTACCTGATGAACCAAAGGAAAACGCATGAACACTGGCAAGCAGTTTGAAGCAGACTTCAAAGCATCCGTCCCATCCGATGCGTGGTGCTACCGCCTGAAAGACAGTGCTGCCACTTACTACGGCGGCAACGAGAGCCTGTCGTTTTCCATCGACAACATCTGCGATTTCCTTGTGTACCGATACCCGATGAACCACCTGTTTGAACTGAAAACCATCGAAACGCCCTCTATCCCTTTGGAAAAGGTGTTCGGTAAGTACGACAAGGCAAAGTGCAAATACCGCAAGGAAAAGCACATCACTGACATGGCGGAAGCAATGGGGTACAGTGGTCAGACCGCCCATGTGATAGTGAATTACAGGGCAGTCAACCGCACCTTTGCAATCCCTGCCAGCAAGGTTCTGGCGTTCCGTTACAACGAGAACCGGAAGAGCATCCCTTGGCAGTGGGCAGAGCAAGAGGGGATAGAGGTCAAAGCAAAAAGGCTGCGTGTCCATTGGCGGTATGACGTGGATGGGCTACTAAAGAGATTGGAGGAAAGCCAAGCATGACAATGAAATGCGATAGATGTGGCAATACGTTTGTATGGTACGACAATACCATGGATGATTTGATGGAGGATAACAATGTTTGAATTTGCAACTCGCTGGCTGGTCTGCCTAGTCCTGCTGGCGGTAGTGGTTCAATCCGAACGGACAATCAAAAACACGGTAGACAACCTGTTTGAAAAACGGCAGGCAATGCTTGTCTGGCTGTTCGTCAACGTGTGTCTGGCCGTTTGTACGGCTGTTGTGATGGGGTGGAAATGATGGACAACGAACTTTACTGCCCGATGAAGATGACCAGCAATCCGCTTGGTCGGTGCGTCTGCGAGAAAGAAAAGTGCGCTTGGTGGCGGCAGGTTGAAAACTGTTGTTCCGTCTGGTGGATTTCATGTAAGCTAGACGGCATCGAAACGAAAATGAAGAGGTAAGAGTATGAAAAAGCGAATTTACCTTGTTCTCGAAACCGAAGCAGACGAGGATGACAAGAGCATCCTTAGCGATATTGAGCAGGAACTTGGAATGGCTACGCACTATTTTGAAACCTGTTCTTATAGCGAAATTGGCTTTGAGGGCTTGTGGATAAGCACATTTGAGAAGCCGCCCAAGAAAGAAGATGCAGATGAAAACGGCTATGTGACGGCGATTGCTGGGCAAATTACAAAGTCCGATTGCGTAGGTTATCCATATAAGTGGTTGTGGAATGTAGTTGCAAAGCATCCATGCGCATACCCTGTTTGGAAGCCTGTCAAGGAGGTCTGATACATGGCAACACCCAAACCAAAAATGAAAAATATAGAACCGGATATTTTGATTATTAACGTGATTGCGAAGAAAAACGATGGAACCATTGAACTTTCAGTTCCAGATGACGTATTCAATCAGGCAGAACAAATTTTGCTAAAGAGTGAACGAGGCGTATTTTGCAAAACTTTTTTGTCGGAGGCATGTAATGTCAATTAACAAAAAAATTCGTGAAATTATATATCAAAAATACGGCGGACGCTGTGCTTATTGCGGGAAAGAAATCTCTTACAAGGATATGCAAGTAGATCATTTCAAACCATTACGGTCGTGGGAAACAAAAGACAAAAACGCCAATGACGTTTCAAATCTCATGCCCGCTTGTCGTATGTGCAATCATTATAAACGTGCAAATTCCTTAGAAGTGTTCCGACGATACATTTCTGAAATTCCACGCAAGCTAAGAAACGACTACATTTATAAAATCGGCGTAGCTTATGGAAATGTAATTGAAAACGAAAAGCCAATCGAATTTTTCTTTGAAAGAGTAGAAAAAGAGCAAAAGAGGTGATAACTCTTGGCAACCCCCCCAAAGCGTGGTCGTGGCAGACCGCCGCTGACCGAAGCTGAAAAGAAAAAGCGTGAGAAGCGGGCGCAAAAGGCGAAAGAAGAAGCCGCTGCGAAGCGTGAAAAAGAGCGTGAGAAGAAGAAACAACAGATGCTTAACAAGCGGAAATCTATCCGCTCACAGGTAAGTAAAAAGGTGAAAGAGCAACAGGAGTTGGCAATCACGAGGTCGAAGATGATGAACACAGGCGATTTGCAGTCGAGAATCGGTGATGAAGAGGACAAGAAGGTCATCGGCATGATTGCAGCCAAGTATTTTGGCGACCTTCCGAGCGTGGACATGAACAACCCAATTGAAGTGCAGCAGCGCCTTGACTTCTTTTTTGACGCTTGCATCGAAGCTAGAATTTCCCCTGTGGTGGAATGGATTGCACTGGTTCTGGGCATCGAATGGGTGAGCTTGAAGCAAATTATGGCGGGCAAGCGTCGTGACGACAGCTTACAACAGAAGTACATCCTGAAACTGATTCTGCAAATGCAGTCCATGTGGGCGTACAACGGTATGTACGGTCAGGAGAACCCGGCAGAGTGGATTTTCCGGGCCAAGAACTACTTTGGTATGCGTGACAACGTGGAAGTCACCGTTGCACCGCCTGAACAGCCGTTGGGTGATGCCCAGAGCGCAGAACAGTTGGCTCAGAAGTACCAGACGGCTTTGCCAAAAGGGATTGACGTGGAGTACAGAGAGGTGACAGAGAGGTGAAAGAACTTATTGCTTTCTTTTTGTTATCTTGGGCGGTTGCTTTTTTGATTATCAACAATTTTAACGATAAAGAGTAAAACATGAAAAAAGTAGCAACTATTATTTCTTCTGTGGTAGCAGCATTTTTTGTTGCAGTGGTTCTTTTGCTGTGTTTGGAGAGAGTACCTGTTGGTTATGTTAGAGTTGTTTATTCAGCACGAGGTGTTGAGCAGAACACCTTGTCACAGGGTTGGCACTTTCTTTCTCCCATGAAGCACGTTAGCAAGTTCCCTATCAGTCAGCAGCAACTTATTTTTTCGGATGACCCGGCAGATTATAACGCAAAAGAACACGCAGATTGGCATATTGATGCTCCTGCAAGCGGTGGAATGGTTGGAGTAAACCTTACCGTAAATTATAACTTCATTCCAGATCGTGTTGTTGAACTCTACAGCCGTTTTAACGGAATGGATGGCGAAACGCTTGTGGAAAGCCGCATCCAGAACAGCATTATCGCCTACGTCAAGGAGGTAACGCCCCAGTTTTCTGTAATGGATATTTATTCTGAAAAGAAAACGGAAGTAAACAACGCAATCACAAATTATTTGAACGAAAAGCTTACCAATGAATACGGAATCAACGTTTCAAGTGCCCTCGTGATTGACGTAGAGCTGGATGACACCCTGACCGAAAAGATTAGAGCGAAAGAACAAGCAAAGCAGGACGCTGAGATCGCTGAGCTGAACAAGCAGACTGCTCTTGCACAGGCTGAGACGGACAAGGTGAAGGCTCAGACGGAGGCCGATGTGAAAGTGATCGAAGCACAGGCAGAAGCAGAATCGAATCGTATCGTGTCGGAATCCATCACTCCCGAACTGATTCAGATGAAAGAAGCTGAAGCCAGACTGAAGCATGGATGGGTTACTGTCAATGGAGCAGATACAGTCGTAACAAAAGCCGATTGACGGGGAACATAAAGAGGAAAAAACATGACTAACGGCGATTTTATCCGCTCTATGACGGACGAAGATATTACAGAAAACTTTACGCGGGGCATCTGTGAGCTTATCAAACATCGTGACCCGGAGCGTTGCCAGAACCGTGAGCATTGCTTTCATTGCGTCAAGGACTGGCTGAAAGAGAAGAACAAAATCATGGTGAGGGCTGACAAATGGGAACTTTGATTGACTTTTCCGACCCCTGCCTACGCACATTCCTTCCTGTCCTCTTGCAAGACCACACGACAGGCAAGAACATTATCTGGGCGACAGACCCGCCGCCTGAACTAGGCGTGGGCTTTGCAGATGAAATCACGCTGGAACAGTTGGAAAAAGTTCAGTTTGTCCCTCGTGTGCAGAAACGGATTGCAGACCAGAAGAAGCGCACCAGCAAGAAAGCTGAGGTGTTCACGCCGACTTGGGTTTGCAAGAAGATGGCAGACGTTGCAGAGAAAGACTTGGTAGGCAAGGACTGGAAAGAATACATCAACAAGACTTGTCTTGAAATCACCTGTGGCGAAGCGCCGTTCCTCACAAGCCGATACGATACCACAACAGGGCAGATGATTGCCGTGCCGGACAGAATCGGTCTGCTGGATAAGAAGTTAAATGTTCTGGCAGAGCAGTTCCATGACTACGATATGTGGATGTGCTGGGCAATCAGTGCCTACGCATCGACATACGGCTATGAGTGGCAGGGAGACAATCTCTTGCTGGCAAGGTGCAACTTGTTCCTGACGCTGATCGAAAATTTTAGGTATCGTTTTGATGCCGAAAAGCTGGAAATCGGCTTCATGCCAATTTTTCTTGATTGCATTGCAGACATCATCTCATGGAACGTCTGGCAGATGGATGGGCGGAAAAAGACCGTTCCCGGCACGGACATTCCGTGCAAAATCAAAGACTGGAAAGCCGACAAAGAAATCCTGTTTAAGGATGTTGGGGAGGAAAAATAAAATGAGCAGTTCCGCAGAATATGCAAAATCAGAACTTGCACGTATTACAAAAGACGGAGACGGGTTGCAGGATGCAATCAATAAAAACATTCTTGATATTGTTGAACTTTTTGCAAGTCAAGGACACAGTGGGATTTCCGCTGGATATGCAATGTCTATTCTTGAACGTCTTTTACGGTTCAAGCCACTCACGCCGCTGACGGGCGAAGATGATGAATGGACAGAAGTGTCGGACAAAATGGGACAAAGATGCTTCCAAAATAAACGATGCTCAAGCGTGTTCAAGACCACTGATGCACAAGGTAACACGATTGAAGTACATGACATTGACGCAATCGCTTATTCCGACAACGGTGGCCTTACGTGGTTTACAAGTAGCCAATTTCGCAAAAATGTGACGTTCCCCTATGAGCCACCTACGCACCCGGAAAAAATCTATATTGAATACACGGAAGATGTTCCGCTTGGCTGGTCTGGCGACAAGTATGAGATTATCACTGAAGACAAGGAACGTATCGAAGCGTTGAGAACTAAGATGCAGAAGAAATTTGATGAAAAGGAGCACTAATGCAGACTGACAGAGGAATCTACCATAAGCGAGTATGTGACCGCTGCGGAGCAGTTCTGGGCGGCAGGATGATGAACCCTGACGAATACTTCAAGGACTGGGCGTGGCGCAGGGACACAGGCGACCTGTGCCCGGAGTGCTATGCAGAGTATAAGCGAGTGATCGGGCGGTTCAACGCCAACAGAAGGAGAAAGAGAGGGCAGATATAATGGATGTTTACTGCACCACCGAACATTGCTCTTGCATGGGCATCAAGCAGTTCTCCGCTGGCAAAGCTATCCGATGCACAGCAAAATCCTGTGAGAACAAATCTGAGCCGTCCTGTGGCTCTTGCAAATGGTACGCAGAGCCGGAGGGCGTATGCGTAAACGACCAGTCAGAACACGTTGCAGACTTCGTGTGGGATAAACGTGGATGCAAGGAATGGGAGAAGAAAGATGACAGCAGGGAAGAAAATCAGGAAGCGCAGGACTGAACTGCACGTCAAGCAGAAAGACCTTGCGAACAGAATCGGCGTGACAGCCGCTTTCGTATCTGCTATTGAGAACGGAAAACGCAGATGCAAGGAGAGATGGCTTTTCAGAATTGCGACCGTCCTTGACTGCACCATATATGATTTGCAAGATGACGAGCCTAAAGGTTTGGTAGACCCCACCAATGATGACTTCGGAGCGGTCTGCAACTGCGCTGTCCGCTATTGCTTTGGCAGACGGTCGTATATGCCTAGCCTTGTCTGCGGATACATCACTACGCTTCTGCCGAAACTAACGGACAAGACGCTGGATTGCTTTGAACGTGACATTGCAGAGCGCAAGCGGACAGGGTTCAACTTTGGCGATTCCTGCGACTATGAGACGTGGGATGCGTTCTACAAGGCGGTTTGTAAGGAGATTGAAAGGAGAAAGGGCAATGCCAATATATGAGGTCGCTTTAGGCATCGTTTTGACAACGATGGTTGGTATATTGTTTGTATCGCCTATTTATATGTTTGAGCGATATATCCTTTGGGAAATTTTGGACGAATACATTGATAGCACCATTATCAAGGTTGTTGCTTGTGCGGTTATCAATGTTGCTATTTTCTTGATTGGATATGCAGTCGTTCTTGCTACTGTGGAGGTGTAACAATGGCTAACACACTATGGCATCCAGCAAGCGAACCGCCACGAGAGCGGACATACGACTTGTTACTTGCAATCAAGACAACGTGGCGTGATAGAAATGGAAAAATGTTGCAAGGAATTTCGCCAACAACATATTGCATCGGCTGTTACGCAGACGGTCAGTTTTGGGATGAGATAGGCGAGAGATTGCCGAAAGATGTGACGGTAACGCATTGGATGGCGTTTCCGATGGTATAGGAGGACTAAACATGACAAACAAGAAGTTTGGCATCATCGTTATGGACTTGAGCATCTTTGACTTCGGGCCGAAGCCGCCTTGCGGGTACATCAAGGCAAAACATATTCGCCCAGCGTACGGCAAAGGCGCAAGGCCTGTAAAGGCGCATAAGCGAATCACGAGAACGAGAGAGGGGTTTAGAAAGTGAAAAAGCTTAAATTTCCTGAGGATTTCTTTGCGTACGACAACCCAGACTGCCCAGACAAGGACATTGAAAAAGCCGTGAACAGGATGAAGAACTGGATGAAGGGTGAGACCTACAAGAGCAACCCTTGGTTCTTTATGGCTGCTGGCAACTATCTGATTGTCGGCCTGATCGCTGAGGACGGGCAGAAAACAATCTACGTTGCACGGCAGTATTATGAGATAGTCAACATTCCGGGCGAAGGCTGGCTGCGTGAATCTGACGCTGAGTGCCTATTTTGAGGAGGATTAAAGATGGAAGAGCTTAAGAGATGCCCGTTTTGCGGTAAGAATGCAGTTTACATTGGCGTGTGCGATGATGAAGGAAACTTTCATGGCCGCTTAGGATGCGAGTACGAACAAGACCCGTGGAGCGGGCTTTCTTATGACTTGCATCACGAAGGATGGGGCAAATGTATCCTTTGCACGGATGGAGACAATCAAAGCATGGGTGGCGTGCTATTTGACACGGCAGAGGATGCTATCGAAGCGTGGAACAAACGCTACAAAGAGGATTGAATATGGAGCAGGAACACAAGCCGAGAACATCAATGATTCTTCTGCTGGAACACGTTCATGCTATGGACGAACTGACAGACGAGGAATTTGGAGCATTCGTCCGCAACTACGCACAGTATGTTGAGACTGGACTTGAGCCAGCATACGACAACGACCGTGCTATGCGGATGCTCTGGAAAGTTGTTAAGGCGTTCGATGATATGAATGCGCAGAAAAGGCAGGAGCGAATCGAGAAAAACAGACGGAGCGCAAATAAGCGTTGGAACGATGAAAAATGCAAGTGCATACAAACGCATACTAATGATGCAAACGCATACACTGGTATGCAAAATATGCAAATGAATGCAAACGATGCCTTATCTGTATCTGATTCTGTATCTGAATCTGACAAAAAAGAAAAATGTGAAAAGAAAAATGCCAACGAAGTAAAACGCTTCAAAGCACCGACTGTCGAGCAAGCCAAAGAATACTTTGCGGATAAAGGCTACATGGAATCAGAAGCAGAGCGGTTTGTTGACCACTTCACGGCAAATGGCTGGAAAGTTGGCAAATCGCCTATGAAAGACTGGAAGGCTGCTGCACGGAACTGGATGCGTAACGTGAAGGACTGGAACGGTGGCTATCAGCAGACAATGGCTGAATTGCCTGACGAGGGAGACTTTCTGCGGTGAATATTGAAAATCAGACCCAATACATCCTGCTGGGGGCAGTCCTCACGTTCTCGGAATATGCCGATGTGCTGCAAGACCTTAAAATCGACGATTTCTGCCCTGAACTGCGTGATACATTCGCTGCCATTTGTGGCTATTGGGAACACAACGACAAGTGGAACCCGGTAGAAGTCATGGGGCGGTACGATAACTGCAAGAAAGCAATGGGTGAATGTCTGGATGCCTTCGGTGCAGAGTTCATCCGCAACGTCACTCACGACATGATGCTTGGATGGGCTGGAATCGTCAAGGAAAAGGCGGCATTGTCCAGAGCCAGAGAGATTGCATTCAAAATCGTTGATGGCTCGACCAGATATGCAGACCTGACAGGCATTTATGAGCAGCTAGGCGAAGCTATAAACCTGCACAACGAGAGAAGCGATTTCATCCCGATGTGTGACGGCATAGACAATTACATCCGCAAGCTAGATGATAAGCCGGAGTATATCAGCACAGGGCTTAGAGTGTTGGACAACAACTTGCATCTTGTGCCGGGCAACTTCGTTGTGATCGGCGGCAGACCATCTGCCGGTAAAACAGCTCTGTCCTTGCAACTTGCCTGTGAAATAGCAAAAAACGGACGCAAGGTGGCGTATTTCAGCCTAGAGACCGACCCGGACACGCTCTATGCTCGTATTATCGCAAACCAGCTAGGCGTACCGCTGCACACGGTCAAGAACAAGACCGTCAGCATTAACGAGCTTGACCGGCTGGCGGCTATCAAGAAATATCCGCTATTCGTCCGCTCTGCCGCTGGTAAGAGCGTTGGGTGGATTAGAACGCAGTCCATCAGGATGCAAGCTAAAGTGGTTTTCATTGACTATTTGCAGCTTATCCATCAAGCCGGAGCGAAAGACCGATACAGTGCCGTTACGGAGATCAGCATGGCACTACATGAGTTCGCACAGTCCACGGGAACGCTGGTGGTAGCCCTTGCGCAGCTCAATCGAGAGACCGCAAGAGCAGGCATCCCACCGACCGCCGCAGACTTGCGAGAATCCGGGCAAATCGAGCAGGACGCAGATGCAATTATCCTGCTGGCGCAGAACGTGACCACAAAAAAGCGACCAGAGCCGCATTATCACTTTGCGCTTGAGAAGAACAAAGAGGGCAACGTGGGGTCGCTGGACATCACGTTCCAGATGGAAACTCAGCAGTTCAAAGAATGCGTGTGGATGTAACGAGAGGAGAATAAACATGAAATACCGCAAGAAGCCAGTTGTTATCGAGGCATTCAAACTTAATGCACGAGGCCTTGTTGGAGAAGATTGGTTCTGGAATGCAGTAAGTAGCAATGAGATTATCACGCATGATTTCGGAAAGTTTCACGATGACCCTGCGTGGTGCGAGATTAAAACGCTCGAAGGGACTATGATTGCTAGGACTGGCGATTATATCATTCGTGGCGTAAATGGCGAAATCTACCCGTGTAAACCTGACATTTTCGAGAAAACATACGAAGCGATTGAGTGATAGTAGCCTAGCATCGTTTCTGCGCTCGTATCTTCACGGTAGAATAGGCAAGAAAAACAGATAACATGGTCTGGGCGATAAAGTTACCGTCTGAACCCAATAAATATTTTTTATCAATCAACAAACGGAGGAAAACGATTATGAACATCACTCGACTGGAACAAGAGACCATCGTCAACTTCAATGCAGCGGAAGATACTGCATCGGTTTATACCGCTGACCCGGTGTATATGCGCAAGCTTGACAAGCTGTGCGAACGTGAGCCTGCATCGTACAAGCTGGTCAAACAGGACAAGGACGGTAAGTGGTATGAGATGCCCAAGCGACTGGTTCGGTTTGCAACCACAAGAATTATGACGGACGAACAAAAAGAAGCGGCTGCGGAGCGTATGCGCAAGATGCAAGCAGCAAGATGCAAGCAGACAGCAGAATTCAAATCTCCGCTATAATCACCAATTAACAAATGGAATGAAAAGCATGGAATGGTATCAGGTAGTAAAACTACCCTCTGCGACTATTCCGTGTTTTTTTTCGTCTGTTATTTATCTAGAGAAAACGGCAAAGTCTGATTTTGAGCAGAAACCGTCACGATCAAGTGGCGGTTGGGCTAATATGGCTACGACTATAAGCGTGATGCGTTTGCATGCAAGTGGATGCACATGATGCGTTCGCATACCAATCTTCCTCTCTTCCTTCCTTCTTCTTCCCCCCTATAACCCCCTATTATTATCTATCTATCTCTCTATCTCCCTTCCATGAAATAGACAAGCTATTTCATGTCCCCACGCCAAGATGAAAGCTACACCGTTAGCCAACAGGGCAGACCGTAGGCGAGAACTGGCGTGAGATTCGGGCTGGTGGATGGTCTACGACTATTTCACATGGAGAATTAACTTCATTTTGCAGTCGGTTGGATATATAGAAATGTTGCATTAACTATTCATAGCGAAATACTATGGATTGAATATAATACCATAGCGAATTACTGGGAATTAAATCGAGCAGGGACAGACCGAATCGGATGGTACGAGTTATTATACGAAATAATCAGTGATTATCGGGGATAACTATATCTGTATACTATAATAAGTACGGTTGTTATACGAAATAGATATAACTAGCGGAAGAATAAATTATGCGAAATTGGAACGAGAGGTGATTTTTGGAGTGGTCGGATGACTTAGCGACTATCGCACCTCTCTTTTCCTAAAAGGCAAACGACTATTTCACACAAAAAATACACGACTATTTGACGATGGTTCGCAAGAAAACGCTACGACTATTACTCTACGACTATCAGCGGACAGTTCGCTGCTATACGATATATAGGACTTTCAAAAGCTAGTCGTCTGACTACTTTACGACTATTCCACGACTATTTTATTGGAGAAACTACGACTATTCCAGCCAGAACGCTACGACTATTGCTGACCTCTATTAGCTATCGGGCGAAAGCCCGAAAATAAATACGGCGAGAGCCGCCAATGGTTCCGCGCCGCCCGGTGGACTGTCCCGCCGGGTGAATGGTGCTAGGCTGACCGGGTACGCCCTGACTGCTGACCGGTGCCAGATTGCAAGCCGCCGGGCTGGCATGGTCTGCGGTGTGCGCACCCTTGCACTCTTATATACCTTATTATAATAGTCGGCTGTGCTGACCTGTACAGCGTCCGGGCGTGGCGGTGGTATCTCTTGTATGCGCTGGAGGTGCTGCGGCGCTGTGATACGCTCCAACGTGGCGTAAGCTGCATTTTATCCGCTTGTGTCGGTCTGGTATCTGCGGCGGTAGAATGGGGCAAATTGCAGGAAAAGCGCCTGTAAAGCCATGTGCGCCGTTTTGTAGCGTGGGCGGTATAATTGCATGGACGTGATAAAGGCCGCTATAAATGCTTGTGTGTGGCTCATGCGCCGCCGGGCAAAACAAAAGCCCTGCATCCTCAGCAGATGCAAGGCAAAAGAAAAGCCCCGCCACGTGGGCGGGGTGGAGATTATTTATTTTTTTCTTCAAGGTCTGCAAGGGCGGAGCAAAGCTCTTGCGCTTCATCCTCTGTTAGGTCGTATTCTGCGCGGAGCTGGTCAGCGTCTGCGCTTCTCCATCCTCCATCATACAGGGCGGCGGCACTGCTAGAAACGTCTTTTAACATGGTTTTCCCTCTTTTCCGGGCTTTTGCCCTTTTTTACAGTATAGCATATTGCAAGCCCTAAAAACAGGACTTACAGAAAGTTTTTTTGCCCTTTTGGGCTGGGGCGGGGTTGCTTTACGGTGCAGCCCCGCTAAAGTGTCCGGGTGATATTACTTAGACGCCTTAAACAGCGCGGAGAAAAACCAGAAGAAGAACAGAATGCAGGAAAATATCACTTGTCGCACCCCCTTATACAACACTAAACCGCTTGTATGTGGTACGCTTGCTACATTCAGCATAAATATCCGGGTGCGCTGCCTGCAAAAGCTTGCTATCAAGTCGGACACTTTGCACGTCCTTATACATTACCTTGCAAGCGCCTGCAACAACCTCCGGCGCTCCCTGCATCATGGCAATAATTTCATCCCGCAGACTGTCCCGCATCTGCTCCGCCTGCTCTGCCAGCCGCTTATATTCGCGGTATTCGTTGCATTTTTGCTCTAAGTCTGTCATTTTTAGCCCTCCTTAAAATATGTAACATCTTCAACCAAAATTCCGGCATCCCGTAGCAGAAAAGAAAAATGGTCGGAACTGTAGCGCGTCCAATCTTCACCAATAGAAACTGTGGTGTTTTGAGCCATGAACGGCGTTTTGAGCTTGTCCAACTGTTCAAAGATAAAAGAAATCGTTTTGCGCGCTTTGGTTATAAATTCGCTGTCATTCGGTTCGTGTTCTTTCGTCCATGTCAGTTCTTGCACCCAAAAAGCAAGGGCATCCAGTTTTTTATACTGTTCGTGAGTAATTACAAGTGCCATTTTTTCGCCCTCCCTCAGCTGTTGAGAAATGCAATCATAACGAGTGCACCGCTAATCATGCCGCCCACGTACCAGAGGGCGGCCCACTGGGTAAAGTCCAAAGTAATCATACTGTAAACCCTCCATTAATCAAATTCCGGCATCGCCAGAATGATTTTTTTGCACCGCTCAACGCTCAAGCGGTACGGCTTGGAGCGGGTCAGATTGTCCGCTACAATCTGAGTGTATACCATCAACGGCAGCTCAAACAGCCCGGCGCACTTGGGATAAAGGCGCACGGCCTGATTTCTGATTTCTGCGTTTAGTTCATCTGCTCTTGTCATCGTTTAGCCCTCCTTATACTGCGGAATATAGCCCAATACCTTAACTTTTGCCGGGATGGTATAATAAATCTGCCCACAATCGGGGCACCAAACAGCATCGTATTGTTTGCCATCGTCGCCCAGTGCCTTGCACTCCACCTCACAGGTAAAGTGCTTTAAAGCGGTCTCTGTGAGCATTGCAGCAACATCTGCGGCGGGCTGTGCGTTAAACGCTGCCACTGCCTTTTCTGCATCTGCCAGCGTATCAAATACGCCCAGTGTCCAGCCAGCGCCCTCCAAGATGTAATCTACCATATACAGGCCGCTGTCACTGCACCAGAGCCATACAACGGGTTTGATAGTCATTCTGCGGTTGTTCTGGGCTGCATAAAGCTGGTTAAGCGTGCCAGTCATTAACGTGCCGTCCTCAAATGTGGCGGTATAGAGGCTACTGCACTTATAGGTCTTTTCCATGGTTTTTGTCCTCCTGTTTTGTAACGGTATTTGGTAGGTGTTACGCTTTCTTGCGTCTGATTATATTATACGCTTTCTTGCGTAAATGTCAATAGGTATTTACGCTTTTTTGCGTATTTATTTTTTTGGTTTTGGGCTGTCCGATTTTGCTCGGTTTCGGACACGCTGCCCGCCCTCCAGCGTCCCGCCGCCGGTACGATCTGCCCGGCGCGGCCTGTCTGGTATCGAGTGCAGACCGGTGCAGCGTGTCCAGCGTCAGGGCGTGTGTGCCTGTGCTGTGCAGTCCGTCCGGGTGCGCTGAGAGCTGGGGTCTCCACCGGTGGGGTATATAGCCGCCGCCCAGCCCCGCCCGGCCAGTCCCGTCACCACCGAAAAAATAAAAAAGGCTCAAAAAAATCACCCCCACCCCCATTGCCGATTCCAAAAATTCTGCCCAAAAACAAAAAGACCCCTACAAAGGGTCTGTGTTCTGTGCTATACTTGCCTTACAAGCCTTGAAAGGGAGGAATCTACAATGGCTAAAAGTAAAATGACAACGTGCAAGCACTGTGGCGCAGAGATTGCCGCAAGTGCAAAGGCCTGCCCTCAGTGTGGCGGTAAGAACAAGCCGCCCATCTACAAGCGCTGGTGGTTTATCACCATCGTTGTTTTGATTGTCTTGTCTGCTATTGGTGGCTCTAGCGATAGCGGCAAGAAGGGCTTTGAAGAGGGCTACAAGGACGCTACATCTGACAAGGCAAGTGCATCGACCGCTTCTTCCGTTGCATCTGTTGTGCCTGAGATCAGCGAGGACGATTACAAGGCAGAGTGCCAGACTGTGGACTATAAGGAGCTGTGCCGCTATCCTGAAAAGTATGAAGGTACTAAGATTGCAGTCAAGGTAAAGGTCTCGCAGATTATTGACGCAAACTTCTCCGGTAGCGAAAAAGCATGGAGAACCTACACGGACAATAGCGGATACGGCTTCTATGCCGATGACGAGTATTATATGCTGGATAAGCGCGGTGGCGATGCCGTGAAGATTCTGGAAGATGACATTATCAACGTTTATGGTGAGTTTACCGGGCTTGAGAAAATCACCAGAGCATTGACCAGCACCACTGATGAACTGCCCCGCATCGAAGTCAAGTACGCAGACCTTGTGGATGAATAAAGAAGGGCCATAAAGATGAAAAAGAAGATTGTTTCGGCTATCATTGCCGCAGCTTTGATTTTTACTATGCCTATCAGTGCAATTGCGGCAAAAAAGCCTGATGAATGGTCTGGACTTATTGAACTTGAGCAGACCAATGCAACGCAGTATGAACCGTTAGGCATTAAGAATCATGGGTCTTATGCGTGGCGTGACGGTAGCACGATTTATATTTCTTATGCTCTTGAAATCGAGAATACCAACAAAAATCTTGCGGTTTGGTTTCCACATATTGAAATTGCAGTCGTTGCAGAGGATGGCTCCGTAATTAAAACAGACGATGAATATTTGGACTGGGTTGCGGAAGATGATTCCTACTGGTATGCCGGATACTTCACATACGAGTATGACGGTACTATCCCTGCTGGTATCGAAATGGCTGTTTCGGCTCAGGACTATAATTATCAGCCGAGCGCAGGAAAAGAAGTTTTAAGAGCAGGTGAGTTGGCTGTTACCAATACTTCAAAGCGTGGTAGTGGCTATGAGACAAGATTCACCGGAAAAGTGACAAACAACAGCGCATACAAGACAAACGCAAAGGTCATCGTTCTGTATAAGATGAAAGACGAGAGCGGAGAAGAAGTTCCCGTGTGCGGAGATATTGATTATGTCTTAGACATCCAACCTGGCGAGACAAAGAACTTTGAGATTCATCCCTATTCTGGACTTTCCAATTATTCTTCGTGGGAAATCGTAGCGATTCAAATGTAATACAAAAAGCCAGCGGCTAGATGCTCTCTAACCACTGGCTTTTCTTATTGGCTGTTATACGCTTCTACGGATGCTTGCATAGAGCAGACGGAACGTCTCACGGCCTTTCGGTGTTACTCTGGTCTGTACGCCACCGTGCTTGTTCTTCTGGTTGCAGTATTCCTTGACCGCAAACAGGCCATCGCCCTTGCCTGCTTTCGGCAGGATGCCCTTGTTCTTGTCGCGGTAGATGTAACCGTCAGAAATAAGCATCTTGATGAACAGGCGTTCAGGGATACGCAGTTCCTTTGCAGTCGAGCGGAAATTGGTAGACACGTTCCACGCCACGAGGTCGTCAAAGTAGTCCGCTTTAGGCTGCATCTCCTCGTTCTTCTCACAGAGCTGCTTGTTCTGCGTCTGCAACGCTACACTCTTTTCCTTTTCGGCCTTCATGTTCTGAATCAGCCCGATCACGAAGTCCGGGTTGGCAATAGCCGTCTCCAACAGGTTGTCGGTCATGTACATCCCATGCTTGCGGATGGACGGAAGAACTTCGTGAGTGACCCAGTGCTTGAACCGCTGTGCGCTTTCCAGCTTGCTGCTAAAAATCAGACTGTACAGGCCGGATTCGTTGATGATGGTTGCTTGCTGTTCGCCGGAGGGGGTGGTGATTCGCCACCCCCTTTTGTCTTGCTCATCAACGTGCGCTTTGAGCGCGTTGATAGTGTCTTTGTACCCAAGTGCTGCGGCAATGTCCTTGCCAACAAACCAAGGGTCATCGTCAATGAGCATGACACGGATTTCGCCAAACTCGGCGTTGTTGAAGATTTTGATGTTCTCAGACAAAGAAAGTTGCATTAAAAAGCTCCTTTTCACTTGTGAGAGAAGCAATTTTCTGCTATAATAACGGCGAGAGAATGCTTCTCTCAGGGTTTACATGATACGTTCGCTAAAGTTTGCCGACAGCAGCGAGCGTATCATTTTTCGTTTTCATTGGTAGAATCCATCGGATGCAGCGTAAAGAACGCTTCACGGAACGCAGCAGAGATGGAGACCCGGTTCTTGATGCAGTATTCCTGCAAGCTCGCAAACTGTCGCTCCGTCACGCTGATGGTAACGGTGTGACCGTAACGCTCTGCGTAAGGACTACTCATACATATTCACCCCCTTTCGTTTTGCTGTGCAATAAGTGTAACTGCAAAATATCTGAATGTCAATCAAAAATACACTAGATATTGTGTTCGCTAGTGTTGGCATCAGATTTTGCCGTTCTTATTGGCTGCTCCCGCTTCGTACCCTGCCCGGTAGTTCAGTTCGGACAGCTTACCCAGCGCTTCTGCGTACTCTCTATCCTCACTGGTCGGCTCTTTGCCGTGGGCGAGGGTTTTCAGAAATTCTTCGGTTTTCGTTGGAAAGTTCATGTTTTTTGCTCCTAACTCTTGCGGAGAGCGGCCCTTTTTGGTATAATAGATTCCGAAAAGGGAGACTGCCCCCTTGGTGGTTGCAGTACCTTCTTTTTGTAACGGATAAGCTATCAGCTAAACTTTGGTAGGTGGGTGCTGATAGCTTATTTTTTTATGCGTTCTGCAACGTTGAAGATTAGATCAATACCCATTCTTACAACATCACTCTTGGTTCCATCCAGAGCGTTAGCGCAAAATGTGATTTTTTCGATATCCTCTTCGCTAAGTCTGAACGAAACCATACGCATAGATTCGTTTTTAGATGGCTCTGCTGCTTTCTGCAACTTCATCACCTCGCTTTGTTGCTGGTGATAGTATATACCAGATATTGAACACTTGTCAATATGGAAATTTGAATAAAATATACTTTACAGATTCAGAATGGCTGAAAAATAAAGCGTATACACGTTTTAGTGTAAAATGATTAACGTTCTTATACTACT